CAGGTCTGCCGGTACTGCGTCAGATTCTTAGCATTGTTGCAACCGTGCTTGGCTCAAAGATCATCGTGATGGGTGGCCGTCCGTCAAGCCTTGAGATCGGTGGCGCGTTGTATCCGTGCTATGACCTTGATTGCGCTATCCAAGCCCAGACTTCGTAATCCACAACTAAGCAACACAAATCATCTACTATCAGAACATAACCTAAGGAGCATTTATGGCCAGTAGCACTTACCTCTCGAACCCAGTCCTCACAATTAACAGCGTTGATTTGACCGACATGTGCAGCGCAGCGACATTGACCTATTTGGTTGAAGCGCTTGAAGACACCGCGTTTGGCACTAACTCACGCAGTTACACCGCTGGCCTTGTCAACAACGAAGTGACCTTGACGATGTATGCGTCGTTTGCAGCGACCGAAACTTACGCAACCTTGTTTCCGTTGGTTGGCACTAAGACCAACATCACCTTGACCCCAGCGTCAGGTGCAGAGTCAGCAACCAACCCAAAGTTTATTTTGACTGGTTGCTACCTTGAGTCGTTGCCAGTTATCAACGCATCACTTGGCGAGTTGTCAACCTATGACCTCACGTTCATGGGTGGCGCGCTGACATTGGATACCACCAACCCGTAATCAACGGCTCCAAGCCGACATAGGAGAAACAATGAAAATTAAGTTGCAATTAAAGCGCACGCCCGACAGCGCACCCGAGTATTACTACACAAACCTGTTTGTGGTTACCGAATGGGAACGCCTTGAGCGTCGCAACATTCAACAGCTCTCGGCAAACCCGTTGTATTCGGATTACGCCTGTTGGATGCACACGATCTTGAAGATTAAAGGCGAACAAGTTGGTGACAACTGGCGCGAATGGCTTAGCAAAAACCCTGACATCGACATTCTGCCGGTACTGGACGAGACAGACCCAAACCCTACGGACGCGGCACCTACCGCCGCCAACTAGCAGAGATATTGGTCGCGGTCGGTTGGTGGCCTAGCGACATTGTGTTTGACGCTCGAGATGTAGCAACGGTTATTAAAGTGCTTAACGAGGCAAACAAAAAAAGGAAATAACGTGGCGGAAGTATCGGCAAAGATTGAGGTCGTAGGGCTTAAGGATGCCTTGAAGACCCTTAACAAAATTGACAAATCTTTGCGCCGAGAAATCACCAAAGACTACAAGAAGATTGTTCAGCCTGTCATTGACGACGCCAACAATCTTGTGCCGTCTCGTGTGCCGTTGTCTGGTATGGCGCGCAACTGGCAAACCCGATCAGGGTTCCAGATTTTGCCGTGGATACCTGGCATGAAACAAAAGATTGCGGCCAAAATCAACACGCGAAACATTAAGGAATACGGTGGTAACAAGTCGAATGTCGGCACGTTTGCCATTCAATGGAAAGGCGCGACTGGCACAATGTTTGACACATCCATGGAAGGCGCATTAGGGCGCGAATTAAGTGAACGCTACGGTGATCGTTCGCGAGTAATGTGGAAAGCGTACGAGCAACGCCAAAATGATGTCATGTCCGAGATGGAGCAGTTGGTTAAGCGCGTCATGGATGAAGCGAACAGAGAGACCGCGTAATGGCAATCAATATCCCGATTATCAGCGAGTTTGACGGCACAGGGATAAAGAAGGCTGTCAAACAGTTTCAGCAACTTGAGACCGTTGGCGAGAAAGCACAGTTTGCAATTAAGAAGGCGGCGGTGCCGGCAGCTGCAGCGTTGGCTGGTTTGGCGGCTGCACTTGGTAGTGCAACTAAAGCGGCTATGGAAGATCAGCAAGAGCAGGCGGCGTTAGCGCTTACTTTGCAGAATGTGACTGGCGCTGGCAAAGCCCAGACCGCACAAATTGAAGATCAAATCAGCGCGATGAGTCGAGCGTCTGGTATTGCCGACACAGAATATCGCAAGAGCCTTGAGGCTCTAGTGCGCGGTACAAAAGATGTTGACATGGCCATGAAAGACATGAACCTTGTCATGGATATCAGTACAGCGCTGCAAACCGATTCCAGCACCGTTGCTGATGCACTTGCAAAGGCTTACCAAGGCAACTTTAAGGCGCTTCGATCATTAAGCCCAGAAATGGCAACAATGATTAAAGAGGGCGCAAGCCTTAACGAAATCATGGACGTGCTTGGCGGAACTTTTGGTGGCGCTACTGCCAAGAGTGCTGAAACCGCTGCAGGCAAAATGAAGATTCTAAAAAACTCCATTGGAGAAACCCAAGAGTCAATCGGTGCCGCGTTGTTGCCCGTTCTTCAAGCAGTACTACCAGTACTTAACAGGTTTGCTGCATGGGCTCAAGACAACCCCAAAGCATTCTTGGCTATTGCAGCCGCTATCGGCATAGTTGCCGCGGCGATCGTAGCAACAAACATTGCCATGGCGCTCAACCCATTCAGCCTTATTGCAGCAGGCGTCGCATTGCTGATCGTGGGTCTTGTAACCGCATACAACAAGTTTGAGTGGTTCCGTGACGGCATCAACCTAATTGTCAACACCGTAATCGGGTTCTTTGCCGGCATGGTTAACGCTGCAATCGGCGCAGTTAACGCAATCATTAGCGCATATAACTCAATTCCATTGTTGCCTGATTTGCCTAAAGCGCCAACCGTGCCCGTGCCACAACTTGGCAAAACAACAAATAAGCCTGCACCTGGACGCATGAGCATTCCTCGACTGGCTGATGGCGGCATTGTGACGGCCCCAACCTTGGCGCTAATCGGTGAAGCAGGCCCAGAAGCCGTAGTGCCATTAGATCGCATGGGAACAGGCGGCGGAGTAACTATCAACGTAACTGGCGGTCTTGCCACAAGCGCCGAAATTGGTGAATCTGTTGTCAATGCGTTGCGCGCCTACTCACGGAGTGCAGGGCCGTTGGCCTTGAACATTGCCTAATGCCAGGCGTCGCGGTCGTTGATTCAGGTAACTATGACCTGCAAATAGAAACAGGGTTTATTGTCAACTCATTCACGCTTGACAACGTGACATCAGGAGTACTTGATAACACGTTCTTTGTACTTGACGGCAACACCGAATATGCCGACGTAATGGCTGACTGCACGCAAGTCAATGTAAGGCGCGGACGTCGAGATGTCGGCGACCAATTCAGCGCTGGCACGATGACATTCACAATCAGGGACGTGGATGGGATTTTTAATCCGTTCGATAATTCCAGTCCATATTACGACACCCCGCAATCTAAGCCAGGTCTTGCACCGATGCGTAAAGTGCAGCTCATCCGCTACGACGTTGGCGGCGACCCTGAATACCTATTCTCGGGATATGTCGTCAACTACGACTACAACTTTGCTTTAGGCGGTTTAGACACCGTGACGGTCTATTGCGCTGACCAGTTCTATTTGCTGGCACAGACCTTTATGAACGAACTAAATGTGACGTCCGAGACATCTGGCGCGCGCATAGAAACTGTGCTTGATTTGCCAGAAGTTGATTTCCCTGCGCTACAACGAAACATCGCGACAGGCACCGTGAACCTTGGACATGACAGCAACTACACCGTGCCGGCAGGAACGAACGTGTTGCAATACATAACCCAAATTAATGAGACAGCAGAGTTTGGTCGTGTGTTTATGTCGAGGGACGGCACGCTCACATTTCAGGAACGCATTGGAACAACCCTTAGCCCGTCTGTAGCCGACTTCCATGACGATGGAACTCAAATTAAGTACGATGGTCTCGGCATTTCGTTTGAGGCGAACGAGGTGATCAACAGGTCTGTGGTTACAGGGTTAGATGGCAAAACAGCAACCGCGATTAACGCAGGCTCAATTGCTGAATACTTTATTCAGACCAGCAGCATCCTTAACAGCCTGCTACACGAACAAACTGCCATAGACACCGCGGCGTCCTACCTGCTCAACCCAACACCCGAGCCACGGTTCACATCGGTAGAAACCAAGTTCCTGATGCTGACCGACGCCCAAAAGGACACGCTGGCTACCGTTGAAATTGGTGACACGATCGCTATTGAAAAAACGTTCCAAAGCGGTGCCGGCACGACCCAGTTGGCACAGGATTTAAGCGTGGAAGGCATTGAGCATTATTTGGACTTTGCTACAGGCCACCGCGTCCTGTACTCAACTTCCCCGACCGTCATTGTTTATGAGCTGATCTTGAATAACGCCACGTATGGCACACTTGACCAGTTCAATGTCTTAGGATAGGAGACACTATGGGAGCCAACGCACAAACCTCTGTCCCGCTGTTTACGGCTGGCGAAGTCCTGACCGCTGCAAATCAAAATATTAGCGCAGGAACAGGCGTACCAGTTTTTGCTACAACAACAACGCGTGATGCCGCTTTTGGTGGCACAGGTGAAAAGGTGCTTGCCGAAGGTCAGACTTGTTACATTGAGGCAGCACCAAACAGGTTGCAAATCTATGACGGCGCAACATGGCGACCAATTGACTTAGATAGTTGGACTGCCTACACACCAACAGTTTCATCAATTACAGGGACAATAACTACAGCAAGTGCTTCAGGTTCCTATGCAGTTGTAGGAAAAATTGTGTTTGTCCGATTTGTTGTCAGCATTACAACAAACGGCACAGGCGGTACCGCTGTTGCATTTAGTTTGCCTTTTACTACTGCAGCAGGATATAGCGGTAGCCAGCAAGTTGTGGGCGGTGCTCGAGAAGCTGGTGTGTCAGGCAGTTTTTGTCAAGTAACGGTTTCTAACTCCTCAAATAGCGCTTTAATATGGACTTTCAATAACGGTTATCCCGGTGCTAACGGCGCTTCAATGAACGGAACAATTATTTACGAGATGAGCGCATGATGTTCGGATTAGATGAAACAGATGATGTAAACATTCTTTGGGCACGCATTCGCTATCAGCGCGATCAACTGTTATTGGCTTGCGATTGGACACAAGTAGCGGACAGCACAGCCGACAAGGCAGCATGGGCAACATACCGTCAAGCGTTGCGCGACCTGCCAACCAAAAACGCTGACCCAAAGAAAATCAAGTTTCCTGCACCGCCTGCATGAAATGGCGTTACCTAATTGGCTATGCGCTACTGATAGCAGTCGTCGTGTGGGGATGCTCCAGCTGCGGTTATGACGGTTCATATCGCTACCCATGCCAAAACCCAGACAACTGGAAAAAACCTGAATGCGAACCACCACTCTGCAACCCATCAGGCACATGCACTCGAGATTTGATTTATGAGAGCACGCCTTAAACCCGAGGAGCTTCACGCTCGACTAATTGTTGTTGTCGGCATCATCCTTGCCAGCGTGTTTGCCATCACCGTACTTGGATTTGTTTATGCGCTGATGTTTGTGACCCAGCCGATCGGCCATCAAAGCCCTAACGACTCCGCCTTTATAGACCTGCTATCAACCTTGACCGTATTCATGACCGGCACGTTGTCAGGTTTAGTAGCCTCAAACGGGCTAAAGTCAAAAACGAAAGAAGGAGCCAAAGATGTTGAAGCCTAAAGACAAAGCCCTACTCGCCTCGTACGGTCGCTCAATGCTTGCCGCCGTTGTTGCGCTTGCGGTAACAGGCAACACCGACCCGTCGGCACTTTTAGCAGCTGCGATCGGCGCGGTCTGTCCAACAGCGTTGCGTTACTTTAACCCTAAAGACATGAAGTTTGGTCGTGGCAGTAGCCAAGGCTAAGCCTGGCGTGCCAAACGCACGCGACTACATAGGCAACGCAGACGGTGCATCACCAGCACCCCGTGCCGGCATGAACGAATGGATTAAACAAGCAATCGCAGCGTCTAATGGCGCGCTATGGAACAACGGTTCTTGGGGTCAACGTGACATGCGCGGTAAGCCTGGCTCTTTGTCGGTTCACGCGACTGGCAGAGCTGTTGATTTGTCGTATCGCAAAAGCGAAAAGAACCCAAAAGCAGGACGCAAAGAAGCGTTGGTCTTTATTGACAAACTTGTTGCCAATGCCAACGAAGTTGGCTTGCAATGTATTTTGGATTATTTCCCAGAGCCACAAGGTCGAGCATGGCGTTGCGATCGGTACGCATGGCTCAAATACGACAAGCCAACTATTCACGGTGCACCTAAGGGCGATTGGTTCCATATTGAGATAACCCCACAGGCTGCCGACTCGGTGATCTGGGTAAAAGCCGCATTCTTAAAGGTGTTTGGGGAAATCCCACCCAAGGCTTGATCTATGTTCTAAGGTCGGAGAACCGACAAAAGGACAGGCAATGACTGACATCCAGATATTTGACTACAGCGTCTATACGGGAGTAATGGACAACGGTCAAGAAATCTTGGTGCAAATCTTCACCAACCCCGACTCGGGAAAGTTCCTCATGGGACAAATCGCATTCAGAATGGCATCCTCATCATGGGGCATGCCCATACCTTTGGAGAAAC